GTCCGGTCCTGGGTCGTCTGCAGGCAGAAATGCTGCAGCCAATGATCAACCGCTCATTTAATTTACTTGCCAAGCAACGGATCTTCGAGCCAGCGCCAGAGTATATCCAGACCGGCAACATCGATATCGAGTACGTCTCGCCGCTGGCGAAAGCACAGCGTCAGGGCGAGCTGAACTCGACGCTCAGGATGTTCGAGATTCTCAATCCGCTGGCGCAGCTCGATCCATCGATCTTCGACTTCATCGATATGGACGGCCTGGTGAAGTTCGTGACGCGGACGGTCGGCGTGCCGGCCAGCGTGCTGCGTGCCGAAGGCGAGGTCATGGCAATGCGCGAGGAGCGTGCCGCCGCGCAAGAGCAGCAGGCGCAGCTCGATCAGGCAAGCCAGGTAGCTGATGCCGCCGGCGCTGCCGCGCCGGCGCTCAAGGCAGTCGGCGGCATGGCGGATATGGGCGGTGCCGCCCAGTGACGCCGCAGGAGGTCACCGATCTGAAAAACGCCTATCGAATGGTGTTCAACACGCCTGACGGTCAGCGCGTTCTTGCTGACCTGAAATCTCGCTGCAGCATCGGTCGATCGACCTGGAGCGACCAGCCTAACGAAACTTATTTTCTCGAGGGACAGCGGACCGCCGTGATCTGGATCATGGACATGCTGCGAGACGACGACAACCGAGCGAGACCGCAACAAACAGAGGAGTAAATTTGTGAGCGATATTGCAGAAGCTCAAGAGACAGCCCCTGTCGAGGGGTCTGGCGAGTCTGCACCAGCAGATTGGAAAGCCGGACTATCCGAGGAGCTGCAGCGAGATCCGTCGATCTCGCATATTCCCGATGTCGAGACCATGGCGCAAAGCTACGTCAATGCCCAGCGCATGGTCGGTGCCGAGAAAATTGCGATCCCCGGCAAGCACGGTACTGACGAGGAATGGAACCAGGTCTACGACAAGCTCGGACGACCGGCAGGGCCAGACGGCTACGAACTGGAGATGAACAACGTGCCCGAGGGCATGGCGGCAAATCCAGAGCTGGTCGGCTGGTTTCAGCAAACCGCTCACGACATCGGTCTGACGCCGCATCAGGCGCAGTCTCTAGCTGATAAGTACAACAGCATGGCCGGCGAGGCCGAGCAATCGCCCGACGAGGCGGCGCTCGAAGCCGACGCGCGCGAGCAGGCTGGCGTGCGCGAGCTGCAGAAGGAGTACGGCAAGGCGTTCGATAGCAAGGTTGGCTTGGCCAAGGCCGTCCTGCAGGAGCATGGCGGTGGCGATCTGCTAGAGCTAAAGCTCGATGACGGCAGGCCGCTGGGGTCACATCCCGACCTGGTGCGCACCTTTGTGAATATCGGCGACATGATGAAGTCCAAGCTGGGCGAGGACTCAATCAAGGGTCCGAAGTCTGACGGCTCGATCACGCCAGGTGATGCACAGAAAGAGCTGGCAAAAATTGAAGCGCCCAACGGTCCCTATTGGGATCGGAATCATCCTGGGCATTCTGAAGCGGTTGCCGAGGCTCTCAGGTTAAGGGAGTTCGTGTATGGCGATGACGCCATTTAGAGATACCGAGCTGCAGCTCATGCAGCTCCGCGCAAGGGTTTTAGAGACGGCCTTGCATTCGGCATCGGTCAACACAATCAAATCACCGATGCAGTATGTCGAGGAGTTGTGGGCGTGGGTTTCAGACGTGGGACAACCGGAAGAACCGGTCCCGGTGAAGCGATCCAAGCGCACGGCAAAGAAGCCAGGGTAACGCACACAAGCGTCCTGCTGACTGCTGGAAAGACAGCGGAGTAACTGCCCTTAGCAGTACAGGAAGGTCCGCAATCCTGCGGATAGCCCTCCGAGAACTCTGTTCTTGGAGACTTCCAAATGTCGACGCAGATCACTACTGCGTTCGTCAACCAGTTCAGTGCAAACATTGCTTTGTTAGCGCAACAGCGTGGTTCGCTGCTGCGTAAAGCTGTTCGTGTTGAATCGGTGACGGGCGAAAAGGCGTTCTTCGACCAGGTTGGTTCCGCCGCTGCCGTGCAAAGGACTTCACGGCACGCCGATACCCCCTTGGTGACGACGCCGCACTCACGTCGGATGGTTTCACTCACCGACTACGAATGGGCCGACCTGATCGATGATCAGGACAAGGTTCGGATGTTGGCCGATCCTACCTCAACCTATGCCATGGCAGCAGCCGCAGGCATGGGTCGGGCGATGGACGACGTCATCATCGACGCTGCAATCGGTACGGCAAAAACGGGTGCATCAGGAAGCACCTCGACCACTTTGCCGGCCGGTCAAAAGATCGCCCACGGCTCTGCTGGCTTGACGATTGCCAAGCTCATCAGCGCGAAAAAAGTCTTGGACGAGAATGATATCGATCCCAGCATCAAGCGCTGGATCGCTGTCAGCCCCGAGCAGATCGAAGACCTGCTCAACAACACGACCGTGACATCCAGTGACTTCAACACGGTGAAGGCTCTCGCCACTGGCGAGATCAATAGCTATGTGGGATTCGAGTTCATCGTTACGAACCGACTGGATGATGACGGCACCTCGCGCCAGGTGATTGCCTGGGCAGAGGACGGCATCACGCTCGCTGTTGGTAAAGATATGTCCGCGCGGATCGACGAACGTGCAGACAAGAGTTACTCCACCCAAGTGTATGCCGCAATGTCGATCGGCTGCACCCGGATGGAGGAGGAAAAAGTCGTCGAAATCGCGTGCAACGAGTAACCAGGAAAGGACGGACAGATGGCTAATGTAAACACCGATCTCGTCACGAATTTCTTGGCGAGCCCACCGGTTCATAACCCTACGCATGAACTTGGTGGATCAATGCGCGTTGCTTGCGGAACTGTAGCTCTCGCCGCTGGCGATCTATCCGCGAGTGACACCGTCATGCTTGCGCAGATCCCGACCAATGCATCGGTCGTGTCAATCAAGCTCTACAACGACGATCTTGATAGTGGCACCACCAACACATGCAACGTCGGTCTCTACACGGCTGATGGAAACGTAACGGCCAAGGACGCCGACTGCTATGCCAGTGCGATCACAGACCTTCGCGGGGCTGTGTTGACAGGCACGGAAGTCGCGTTTGAGGCTCGGAACGTAAACCTCATGGGCCAGCAGGTCTTTGAGGATGCTGGCGATTCCACAGACCCCGGTGGGTATTACCTGCTGGGCCTGGCGTTCCCAGCGGCAGGCGATACGGCAGGGGATCTCTCCTGGCTGATCACCTACGTTCTCGACTAACAGAATTGGGGGGGTTTCGACCCCCCCTTTTTTTCTTTTTAAGGACACTGCATGACATCCAACGTCGACATCTGTAATTCGGCGCTGAACATGGTCGGCGCATCGATCATCACGTCGCTGACCGAGGATTCAAAAGCAGCTCGCGTCTGCAATCAGCGCTACACGTTCGTGCGCGATGCCGTCATGCGGGCGCACCCGTGGAACTGTCTAATCCGTAGGATCAAGCTGGGCCAGGACGCCACCGCGCCGGTCTATAAATTTGCCTACCGCTATAGCCTGCCGTCAGATCCGTACTGCCTACGCGTGCTGACCGTCTCCGATGATGGCGACGATGAACGCCGTGACATCGAATACAAGGTCGAGGGCAATCGCTACCTGCTGACCGACGAAGGCACTATGTACATCCAGTACATCGCCCGTGACGAAGACCCAAACATGTACGACTTTCTTCTTATTGAAGCGATCGCCGCGCGCATGGCTTCAGACATCGCCTATCCGCTGGTCGGCTCCTCGACTTTGGCGACGAATATGTTCGCGATATACGAGATCAAATTAAAAGAGGCGCGCTTCGCCGATGCGCAGGAGGGATATCCCGACGCGATCATCGCAGATACGTTCATCGAGGCGCGATTCTAAATGGCGCAGGCGTCACCTGCATTCACCGCGTTTACGGCTGGTGAGTTTTCCCCTCGTCTGCACGGTCGCACCGATCTGGCGAAATACTCTAGCGCTGCCGAGGAGATCGAAAATTTTATCGTTCACCCGCACGGTGGACTGACGCGCCGGCCTGGCACTGAGTTCATCGGCGAGGTTAAAGACAGCGCCGCGATCACTCGACTGATCCCGTTTGAGTTCTCGACCACGCAGGCCTATGTGCTTGAGTTTGGCAATCTATATATGCGCGTCTACAAAGACGGCGGCAGAGTTGTCGAGGGCAATAAGACGATCTCTGCGATCACCAAGGCGAACCCCGCAGTCGTGACGGCAACCTCTCACGGCTACGACGATGACGAGCATGTCGTCATCAGCTCGGTCGCCGGCATGACCCAGGTCAATTCCCGCACTTTCAAGATCGACAACAAAACCACGAACACGTTCGAGCTTTCTGGGATCGATAGCCGCGACTACTCGACGTACACCTCTGGCGGCGTTGCCAATGTCGTCTACGAGATCGCCACGCCGTACACC